AAGCATCATACACGAATAAAAACTAGTTGCAATGGTAATTATACCCCCAATGGCAAAAAGTTGCTTAAAATTAAAATTAAGGTGGTTTTATAATAAGGTGGTGAAAATGGAAAAAATAATAATTTGCGACACAAGAGAGAAAGGAAACAAAAAGATATTAGAATACTTTACAAAAGTTAATCAAGACTATATAATATCCAAATTAGATGCAGGGGATTATATGATTTATAAAGACTACACCACAATAATTGATAAAAAAGATGGATTGTTGGAATTAGCTGGTAATCTATGTCATACAGCAGAACATGAAAGAATTAAAAGAGAAATTGCTAAGGCTAAGGAATTAGGATGTATGAATTTCGTGTTTTTAATTCAAGATAATAAAATTAAGACAATTGATGATATTAAAAATTGGAGTTCACCACATACAAAAGTTAAAGGAGTTATATTATTAAAAATTATGGCTACTATGTCAAAAAAATATGGAGTTAGATTTATAATTTGTAGCAGAAGAGAAATGCCAAAAAAAATAATTGAGTTGTTAGGAGGTTAACAAATGAATTTAGAAGAAATATTATCTTTTTTAAAAAATGATGATTATTTAAAAATATTTGATAATGAATTTAAAATATTAGGACGTTTTCAAATAGAAATTTTATTAAATTATATTAATGAATTGACAAAAAACAATTGAAATATTCTAAAAAATATGTTATATTAGAATTGCAAAGAGACAAACAGAAACATTTATATGAGTATATTAGACTGTCTCTTTGCATTAAGTCTAGTATATTCGTATAAGTGTTTCTTTTGTTTTATAGAAGAAAAAGGAGTGATTATATTGGAAATTAAGGTTAATGATTATGTGAGAACTAAAAAAGGTATTAAAAAAATATATAAAATTGATAGTAACAAAACCAAATGGAAATATTTATTTAAACTTAAAGAACAAGATGGCGATGGTTGCATAGATTTAGGTTTTTTGTGTGATGAAGAGATTATCAAATCAAGCCCACGAATTATAGATTTAATTGAAGTTGGAGATTATGTTAATGGGAGAGAAATTGATTTTATAAGCAAAGAAGGAGTTTATTCTGATTATAATAATGCAGAATATTATTATTTTGAAAAAGAAGACATTAAATCTATAGTAACAAAAGAAATGTTTGAACAAATGGAGTATAAAGTAAATTAGATTTATTTAAGGAGATGATAAAGTGAAAAAGATAATTTTATTAATGATACCAATTTTATTTTTAACAGGTTGTAATGAAACTGGTGTCAATGAAAAAAATAGTGGTTTAATAACATATTGTGATAAAAAATATGGAGTAGAGTACATAAGAGATTTAAGTTACCAAAGGGGTGGAATTACAGTTAGATTAGATGAAAATGGGAATGTTATACATTGTAAATAAAGGGAGATGATAAAGTGAGTGCTAAAGAAAGAGATGATAAGTATGATAGATGTAACAATAAATGATGATTATGCAGTATTAACAACAACTAATTATGGATTTTATTATGGTTATGAATATGATTTTGAAAAAGATAAATATGGAGAAACGCATGAAATATGGGGATTTGAAGTCAATGGGAATGATGGAAAAATATTTAGAATTAGTGCTGATGATATGAAAAAAATAAAAAATTGCCCTGATAAATGGAATTGTGAAAAAATGTTATTATTTGGAATAGGTTTATTCTTTAATAAATTACCAGAGGATTTAGAAAACAAAGGTGGTAATAATGAAAAATAAAGAGATAGAAGAATTATTAAATGAATTAAAAGAATATGCTAGTGGTGGTATGAGTGGTTTATATCCAAGTGAAGATACAGTTAAAAAATTTGTATCATACATAGAACAACTAGAAAACAATAGAGATAAAGCAATTAATCATTTAAACATTTTTATTGAAGATGAACGATTAAGTAGATATGATACTTTAAAAATTTTAATGTATACAAAGAAAATATTAAAAGGTGGTAGTGATGAATAAAGAAAAAAATATTGATGAATACATAAAAGATGTATGGGGAAATGATACAAAGAGATTTATTATAAATAGTCATGTAGAAGCATATATTCATAGATTAGAAAGAGAAAACAAAGATTTCCAAAAGAAAGCAGAACAATATAAATCAGATTATGAAAAAGAAAAGTATTTAGTTGATAAACTAACCAGACAATTAACAGATGAGTATAAAAACACAGAAAAACAAAAAGAAAGAGGAGAACACTACAAACATTTATATAGTGAAGTAAAGAAACAAAAAGATGATGTTGTTGAGTATATAAAAAATAATGATTTAATATATAACCATGATTGTGGTGAAATGTTTAGGGTTTTATTAAGAATGTTAGGTGAAATAGATGATAATAACTTTAAGCAATGGAGAAGACTATATAACAATAAACAAAATAAATTATGTTAATTATGGTAAAATGCAGACTTTAGTCTATTATGATAACTATGGTAAAGAGGAATGTGTTTTATATAGTGGTTGTTTAGGAATTGATGAAATTATAATTGAATTAAATGAATTATTTAGTAAAAGGTAGGTGAAATAGAATGAATGATAATGGAATAGAGCAAGACATATTTGAATGTAAAATTTATATTACTGATTTAGAAACAAATAAAAAAAGTAAAGAAATAAACATAACAGATTTGATTTTTGATGATAATTTAGAATTTGAATTTGGTAATTATGAAGATGAAGATTATTTACAATTACCATATAAAGATTTTAAATTTTTTATAAATGATTATTCGGTTACATTTTATAGTCCACAATATCACAAATTACAATCCAACTGGAATAGTTTAAGAGAGTGGTTGGAAAAAGTAGTAAAATTGACAGCAAATATTGATGAAAAAATGACTTGTAAAAATGTATTAAATAAAATGAACGAATTAGAAGGAGTAGATAATGAAAGAAAATAAATTTACTTTATTGTTTGTATTTTTATTCTTATTTACTTTATTTATAGCAAGTATTAGAGTAGATAATGATGATATAAAAATAAAAAGACTAGAAAAAGAAAACATTAGATTAAATAAAGAAATAATTGATTATAAATGGCAAACAGACCAGTATGAATATATGTTTAACAAATATTGTGGATGTGATAATAAATAATGTATGAACTTTGGGCTAAGAAAAGAATAAAAGATGGCATAGGACATCCTTATGAATTTATAACCAATTTCAATAATATTGAAGAAAAATTTTATATGATAGATCAGTTAGATAAAGAAATATATGCCGAATGTATAATCACTAATAATAACAAGTTAATATTTTATTGGGAATTTTTAAATCCTTCAATTAAAAAAACAAATTTGCATTTTAACAAATAATATGTTATATTTAATTTGTGCATAGCACACTTAACCCCTTTTATTCTTTGAATAGGATTTTTAAACCTCCTGTTCTTTTTATTTGCAAATTATTAACTCTTATGTTACAATATACCTAGAATTAAAAGGGAGGGTGATAACATGAGCTTTAACCTACACCCAGACACTAAATTCGATGATTTTGTTGACAATTGCGAGGTGTTAAGAACTCAATATACGGAGTTATTAACGCCTTTTTTTAATGTCCACGCCATCCGTTGCTGGAAAACTATGATTTATTCCTTAAACTTCGCTTATTGGAAGCGAGACAAGATTTGGGAATATCTGAATCTTGACATCGAATTAGAAGAGCTGATAGCAATTAAAAATAAATAGGAGATGATTATTTGAAACACATAACAAAATTAATGATAAATGAATTCAAAATTAAAAAATTAGGTTACGACTTCATGGGCTATTCCTTACAAAAAGGCGACAGTTACACATTCCACCACATAATACCTAAACGAAAAGGCGGCAAATACACGCGAGAAAACGGCGCTATACTTTTTACTACCTCGCACGAATATTTACACAAAATAGAACTATATGAAATTTCCTTATATGATTATATACAACAAGAACTTTTGGACATAAATCACAAAGGAAACGTTGACACAATCAACGTCAAAAGAATACAAGACATTTTAAAATACTTCGAGGATAGATATAAAAACTTTTCAAATTCTAACCACAAAAAATTAATCAAAGAAACATACTTAAAGCGCCAAGATTTTACTAATTAGACAAAACCTTTTTTAAATGTTATAATTTATTTGAAAATTCAAGTGAAAAGTAGGTGGTGGTATGGGTGGCTAAAATTGATGAATGGCTAAAAAAAGATAATCTCATATTACTTGAAGGTTGGGCAAGGGAAGGATTAACAAATGAACAAATTGCTAATAATATTGGCATTAATGTTAAAACTTTATATGATTGGAAAAATAAACAAAGTAAGATATGTAATGCCCTAAAAAAAAACCGTGAAATTGTCGATTTTGAAGTCGAAAACGCTTTATTAAAAAATGCAATGAATGGAAATGTCACAGCACAAATTTTTTGGCTTAAAAACAGAAAGAAACTACAATGGCGAGATAAAGTTAATATCGAAAATGAAATAAACGAAAATGGTGTTCTTAGCGATTTAGTGGAGGCTTTAAACAATGCCAAAAAGTCTTAATGAAATGTTAAACCCAAAACAGATTGATTTTGTTTTAAATGAGGACAGAAGAATTAATTTGCTAAGTGGATCGGTGCGTAGTGGCAAGACGTATGTTTCACTTCTTAAATGGGCTATATTTGTGGGAAAAATGCCGATTGAAGCGGAATTTTTAATGACAGGAAAAACATTAACATCCTTAAAACGTAATTGTCTTGGTTTGTTACAAACATTAGTAGGCAAAAACAACTTTACATTTTCTATAAGCCAAAAATCAGCGAAATTATTTGGGCGGACGGTGTGGCTTGAAGGTGCTAATGATGATAGAGCCGAAGCCAAAATTCGTGGTATGACTTTGGGTGGTGCTTATGTTGATGAGTTAACGCAAGTTCCTCAAGATTTTTATAAGATGTTGTTATCGAGGTTAAGTATTAAGAACGCTAAGTTATATGCAACAACCAACCCAGACACACCTAATCATTGGGTGAAAGTGCAGATAATAGACAATGAGGAAATAGACAAAAAGGTTTGGAATTTTGCGTTGGACGACAACGAGATTTTAAAGAAAGAAAACGAAGAATATTTTGAGCAATTAAAGAAAGAATACAAGTCAATGGGTGGTGTGTTTTTTGATAGATTTATACTTGGCTTGTGGGTGGTTGCTGAAGGGCTTATTTACAAACAATTTGCTAATAATACAGAGTTGTTTTTAAAAGATGAAGCTGTCGATGAAAATGGAAACAAAATTAATTTTTTAATGATAACAATTGGCATAGATTATGGAGCAACAAAAGGTGAAACAGAGTTTAAAGCAACGGGAATAACACAGTATTTTAAGGAAGCGTGGACTATTGGTGAAAAGAAATTGGCTGGGCTATATACACCAGACGAGATATTTAATGCTTTTATTGAATTTTATTATGAGATAGTTAATGAATATGGGAAGGTTACAAGTTCGTTTGGAGATTATGGCGCGTTAGGTCAAGTGTTGACGTATGGTTTAAATAAGAGGTTACAAGAGAAAGGCATTCCACTACACGTTGACGATTGTATTAAGGGTAAGATAATCGACAGAATTTATATGGATCAGATGTTATTTGCACAAGGCAGAAGATTTATATTAAGAAAGTGCAAATATTTAATAGAGGCTTACCAACAAGCTGTATGGAGTGATAAAAAGCCAGATGAAAGGCTTGATGACGGAACAACACCAATAGACGATTTGGATGCTAGCGAATATTCAATGTTCCCATTTTATGATAAATTAATGATGAATATTAAAGGAGGATAATAAATGAATTTAGAAAAGTATTTGCAAGAAAAATATAACTACAACCCAGAAGTTAAAAACCAGATGGCAAATTATATAACGCAATGGAACAGTTGGTATGTTGGAAATGTTAAAAGTTTCCACAATTATTTTATTTATAATGGTAATAGGAAGATAAAACAAAAGAGATTTACAATGAATATGGCAAAGAAAATCAGTGAGGACTGGTCTGATATTCTTTGGAGTGAGAAGTGTGAGATATCGTTAAAAAACGACGAATCACAGAAACAATTTGATGAGTTGATTAATAATTTAGATTTGTATGCAGTTATTAACCAAGCATTGGAAAAAAGTGGAGCGTTAGGAACTGAATGTGCAGTTGTTAGTGTATATGATATAGTTTCAAACGAAGATAGCATGACACTTGATGTTAGCGATGCAAAAACAAGGGTTGATTTGGTTGATATAGATTGGATATTTCCACTAAGTTGGAACAATAAAGAAATAACCGAATGTGCTTTTGGTAGCGTTGAATATTTTAAAGGCAAGAAGTATATAGTTTTGTCGGTGCATAAATTAAATGACAATGGCAATTATATTATTTATAATCATTTGTTTAGCGATGACAACGGCAATTTAATTGAAATAGTAGACAACGAAAATACAATTAAGGAATTTGATACAAAATCAAATGTTAAATGGTTTAGTACATTTAAGCCATTGTTGACTAACAACTTATTTAACAATTCACCTTTTGGAATACCACACTATGCAAACGCAATCGATAATATGATGGCTGTTGATATTTCGTTTGATGCTTTAAAAAATGAGATTAAGGATGGCAGGAAAAGAACTTTTGTAAGAGCCGATATGTTTAACT